TTTGTGTTAACATTAACAGAAAGCGCAACGCTTACCACACCCGTTTGGTTGTTCGTCTTTGAGAACGAATTTAACACGGCGTCAGAGCCTATTTACTGGGTGGGTGTTGACACGTCACCATATACTTATCGATACAATTTATTCACTTTAGAGGAAGGTGTTGATTTGACTTTAATTATAGGTCAATATACATACAAAGTTTACGAAAGTCCCGTGCCTATTATAGTTGACCCGAACACGAATGCAAACGGTTTGAATTTAGTTGAGGAAGGTCGAATGGTGGTTAATGGTGACGCACCAAGTTCAATTTATGATTAATTTATGAAAATATTCGGAATAGAAATAGGCGGTAAAAAAGACAGCGTTGAAGTTGTTCAAGGTAATAACTATCAAGCATTTAGCACACCGTTTTTAAGAGTAGGAGAAGGTAACCTTTCACTACCTTACGTTAATTCAAGACAAGTTGTAAACGGTCGAATTAGATTTGGAAGCGACGACCTTTATCCACAGCTACTAAATCAAATGTATTACACGTCACCATTACACGGGGCAATCGTAGATTATAAAACAAACGCTGCGGTCGGTGGTGGGTTCGAATTAACCGTCGATGCTCAAGCAACAGCAACCGAAAAAGTGGACGTTTACACCTTTGACAAGCGCACTAACTTAAAACAGCTTGTTCCTGTACTAACGAAAGACGTTATTATTCACAATAGAGCGTACTTTTACCTTTGTTTTAACCAGTCAGGCGACCTAATTAAAATCAAACATATCGGTGCTGAAAAGATTCGAAAGGATAAATACGGTGAAACATACTTTATTTGCGAAGATTGGAGTAGTCAAATTGACATTAAAGAAATAAAGCCTTACAAATGGAACTTAAAGCAACGTGAATGCTTATATGTTTACGAAAACAAGTCAGTCGGACAAGACGTTTACCCGTTACCGCAATATAGTTCGGCAATGAATTGGGCGTTTTTGGATGGTGAAATGTCGTATTTGCAAAAGAGTAATATAATAAACTCTATTTTCCCATCGTTTGCAATGATGTTCCCGAAAAAACCACAGAGCGAAGAGGAAAAAATCGCAATTAAAAACACTATAGACAAAGCTAAAGGCGCACAAAATGGAGGAAAAGCCATTGCATTCTTTGCTAACAACGCAGAAAGTTTACCTAAAATCGAAAGCATTCCAACCAATTCAAACGACAATCTGTTTCAAAACACAACCGAATCAATAGATTCAAAGATTTGTCAAGCTCATATTATTGACCCAATATTAATGGGTATTCGAGTGAGTGGAAAACTTGGGTCAGGTAGTGACATTAAACAGGCTTACATTATATTCGAAAAAAACACGATTATCCCACTTAGAAACATTATCGAGGACATCGTAAACGACTTGTTAAAAATCGCAGATGTTAAAGCTGACTTTACTATAAACAATTTCCAAATCGTAAACGAAACAATTGTTGAACTTGATGAGGATACCAACGCAGTTAGCGACGCATTAAACACGATGTCGCCTTTACTTGCAACGAAAGTACTTGAGTCGATGACAATCAATGAGATTCGTGCAATGGCTTCTTTGCCACCAGTTCAAGGTGGTGACGTAACAAGAGACCAACAAGCGCAACAAGCAACGCAAACACCGACATTATGATTTACTTTATAACTGAAAACTATTTAAAGACGCAAACACCGATAACGGCAAACGTAGATGTTAACGACGTTACTCCGTATATTCGAACGCAAAGTGATATGAGGGTGCAACCCATTCTTGGAACGTACTTCTATAACTATATGCTAACGGGTTATAATGCGCAGACTTTGAATAACGACGAAGAAACTTTAGTTACTTACATTCAACCCGTGGTTGCGTGGCGAAGCGCTGAAGATGCTGTTTTCGGCTTGTCTTACCAACTTAAAAACAAAGGTATTCAACAACAATTCGGCGACTATTCAAACGCGGTGACACAAAACGAAGTCGCTTTTTCAATGGAACATTACGGGCAAAAGGCGAGTTTTTACGAAGCGAGGTTATTCAGATTCTTAAAAGAAAATAAAGACTTGTTCCCTGAATTCATTTCAGACCTTAACAAGGATTCGGATATTAAGCCAAGCAAGAAAGAGGACACAGGATATACAACTCAAATTTTAGTTTTATAATGGATTTATTACAACAATGGTGCGCAAAAGAAGGAGTAACCGAACCTGTTAACGGAAGTTGGTTGTTTGCTTTGTGTGATAACTTCGGAGTTTCAACTCAAAACAACGCTCTTTACAACCTTGCTATATATTACAGAGTTGACCAAAGAGAACTTACTAACGGAACACCATTACTTCAAGCTATCGCTCAAAAACTCGGAGCGAGACAACCTAAAAACGGAAGTTGGTTACAAGCAATAGTTGACCTATGAAAACATATTTAATTACTTTGTTTAATTCGTTGTTGGTCTTTTTAAGCCCTATTAAATTTATTGTTTTACTCGTTGCCTTATCTACGATTATAGACACTTTTTTCGGTGTTTGGAAAGCTCACAAAGTAGGTGAAAGTATTCAGTCTAAAAAACTGCGTCACGGTTTTGTACCTAAAATTATAACTTACTGTTGTGCGGTTATTATAACTTACTGCACAGATTACTATATTCTAAACGACCTTACACAAACGGTTGTAGCCGTTGACCATTTAAGCACTAAACTACTCGCTTTGGTCCTTATAAGCATCGAGGTCAAATCAATGGACGAAAGTTTCACAAAGGTTAAAGGCTATTCGTTTATAACCAAGATTACCAACTTAGTTCGAAAGGTTAAAGACGTTAAAAAAGAACTTCAAGAATGATAAACACAAATAAATTCACGTTTATTTTAATGCTTATTTTAGCCTATGTTTTATTATTTAGGTGTTCTGCTACCTACCACCTAGAGAAAGCCGTTAAAAAGGGTATTAAAATCGATTCTCGCATTGATACTGTTCGTGTTTACTTCCGTGATTCAGTAATAAAAGACGGATTTAAGGAATACTTTTACAACTACCGAGATACAATAATTCAAAATAATACGGTCTATGTACCAAAAACACGCTACCAAACTAAAACCGAGTACAAAATAATCAAAGAACAAATTCAACAAGACGCAAAGACGGACAGGCTGCAATTAAAGCAAGACGCAAAGACCGACCGTAAAGAAATACAAGCGGAAAAAAAGACTTCATTAAGTTCAACACTCAAAGTTATTGCCGTTATTCTTGGACTTATATTATTAATTGTTTTACTTTTAAGAGCAAATAAAAAAATAGGCTTATGAACAATGTAAGAAAATACACCGACAAACAACTACTTGACAAGGTTAAATCCTTAGATACCTTTGAAAGTATTCCTTCTAACTATTGGGCTTTATTTGTACGCTCAAACGAAGACGCTCCGAACTTATTCGACGACAAGTGTTATATTTTCAACGGGTCGAAATTCGTGACGGTTACAACTTGCACCACTAACAAAGGTCACAAAGGAACTGGAGTAGTTGAAGCGAACGTATGGAATTACGACGGTTATAAATTAGGACTGCACCGTGGTAAAACTCCAGCGGGTGTACAAGTGAAAGGTTTTCCATATCGTAGAGACTTTACAACAGACGGAAAGACGAACCCAACCACAGAAATAAAGAACGATATTCGAGGTTTTAATTTTCACGCTGCAACTCATAACCTTAAATCGACAATTGTAGTTAAAGAGATTGGACCGTGGTCCGAAGGTTGCCTTGTATTCAACAACACACCTGACTACGTTAAAATACTAAATTTATTTAAACCACAACGAACGTGGTCTTTCGTAATTGTAGACGAGTTTGAAGCGGAATAACAACCGCTTTTTTTATTTACCTAAACCTTTTTTATGCGTAAACGCTTATTCTTTGACATCGAAGTAAGCCCCAATATTGTTTTTTCGTGGCGTGCTGGTTATAAACTAAACATTGACCCTGACAACATTATCGAAGAACGTAAAATAATCTGTGTTTGTTGGAAGTGGGAAGGTGAAGACGAGGTTTACTCTTTAACGTGGGACAAAAAGCAAAACGATAAGAAGCTACTCAAGGACTTTATTAAGGTACTCAATTCAGCTCACGAAATAGTCGGACATAACTCAGACCGTTTCGATACTAAATGGCTACGCACACGGGCTATTATGCAAGGCGTTGATATGTTAGCGCATTACGTATCAATTGACACGCTTAAAAAGGCTAAAAACGGCTTTTACTTTAATTCTAACAAACTCGATTACTTGGGTAAAATTTTACTTGGTCAAGGTAAGCTTGAAAACGGGGGGTTTGACACGTGGCGAAAGATAGTTTTAGAAAAAGACGAAGACGCTTTAGAACGTATGGTTAACTATTGTAAAAAAGACGTCCAAATATTAGAACAAGTATTCCATAAATTAGAGCCTTACATTAAACCTACTCAACACTACGGTGTTATGTTTGGAGAAGAGAAGTTTTCGTGTCCGCATTGTTCAAGTTATAACATAAGAACACACGCTCGTTACACAACCGCAGCTGGGACAGTTAAATATCAAATGAGGTGTCGAAGTTGTCAAGGTGGCACGTTTATTTTCAATCAAAAGAACTTAACAGATTTATTAACACACCAATTAAAACAAAAAAATATTCATTAAATTAGCCTTATCTTGTTTTTTCGGTTAGGTTTGATGTAAGAAGGCGGTAGAAATACCGCTTTTTTTATGCTTATAAACTTAAATATTTATTTTTTTTTCAGTCTATAACCTTAATAAACATTGGAAAACTAAAAATAATTCAAAAAAATATTAAAATAATTATCCACAATTAAAAAAGTTGTGTACATTTGCATATATCAACAACGAAAAAACAGAAATTATGAAAAAGCAAAATTATTTTATTACTTTCTTAAATAAAGAAAAAGGATTCCAAAAAGACACAGTTTATTTTAATAGTTATAACGAGGCTATTCAATGGGGTTTATTGAACTTGGAAAAGTTTAATTCAGATATGATAATGATTAACCTTTAAAAACAAGATTATGAAAGACTTTTTAAAATTTGCACTCGCAGTTTATTTACTCGGTTTAATTATCGGAATTATTGAATCACTTTAAAAACAAGAAATCATGACAGAAAAACTAATCGGTTATCAATTAAAAGCAAACGAGTACACTCGATTAATTGACCAAGCTAAAAAAGACAACAAACAAATATTAGTTGACGTTTACACGGACTTACTCAACCAATATAACGTATTAATTAACCTTTGTATTAATAACCTTTAAAAACAAGAATTATGTATTATTTATTTAACAGAAAATTTGATTATTTTAAAACTTATTTAAACGACGAGTATGCTGAATTGGAAGTAAACGGTAAAATGTACCGAATTGACTTTGAGATTAAAAACTACACTTGCATTTATAGCAGTATGAAGTTCAACTTTATTAACGAGTTCTTTGATGATGTTATTCTTGAGAGCGAAGACTTAGAAAAACACGGTCTAGATTCAAAGCTTATTGAATACATTCACGACGAAATTAACGACGAAATAAGAATTTGGTTCGAACAAAACTACACCTACGACCCTGACCAAGACATCGAATTTTATTTAGAACAAAAACAACAATCATTTAATTATTAAGCTATGAAAATAACACTTGAATTCCAAGACTATCAAGAAGCTGAAGTTCACTTAAGAGGTGACGAATATTTCAGCGCATTGCACGACTTTAAAAACTGGCTTCGCAACGAATGGAAACACGGAGACTATGAACAATATCAATTTGAGATGCTTGATAAGATTTACGAGAAATTCAACGAAACGTTAAACGATTATAAAATAGACTTATGAAACAAACAGCAGTAGAGTGGTTAATTGAGCAAATGTACAAAGAATGTATTAATGTATTTACAGATAAAGAAATAGAACAAGCCAAAGAAATGGAGAAAGAGCAGATAATTGAAGCTTTTAAAGAAGGTGTTGAATATTGGAATGGAGATGAATGGAAATTAATTGATATTGAAGACTACTATATTAAAACTTATAAAAAATGAATTACATAGACTTAAACACAATAATAAATTACTGGCAAGGTCAGAAACACGAAGGCGACAAAGGCGGAAACTTTAACCTAGAACTTTACTTACAATACTTAAAAGCGAAAAGCAATGAAATACAACCGAGGTAAAATAGCAAAGATAATCAACTGCCATAAATTCGAAATGATAGACTTTTA